GGGAAAGGCCGGACAACATCCTCAATAACTGGAGGGTTACAAAAACGTGTCTCCGCCTCGGGTCGAAAGTAGTTGGTAAATGTATGATGGGCTCCACTTCTAATGCATTAGATAAGGGCGGTGATAAATTTAAAAAATTATATTATAATTCAGATGTTACAAACAGAAATCGCAATGGCCAGACTACAAGTGGACTATACTCTTTGTTCATACCTATGGAATGGGGTTTCGAAGGATTTATTGATAAGTATGGATATCCTGTCTTCACCACTCCATCAGATCCGGTTGAAGGAATTGATGGTGAACTCATCTATACGGGAGTCCTTGAACACTGGGAGAATGAGGTTGAAGGTTTAAAAAATGATAGTGATGCTTTAAATGAATATTATAGACAATTTCCAAGATCAGAAAAGCATGCATTTAGAGATGAAACATTAAATTCTTTATTTAATTTAACTAAAATTTATGAACAAATAGATTATAATGAAGAAATGGAATTTAATGGCCATATTGTACGAGGAGCTTTTTCTTGGCAAAATGGAATAAAAGATAGTAAAGTAATATGGACACCAACACAAAACGGTAGATTTAAAATATCTTGGTTACCTCCAGATCAATTACAAAATAATATTATTGAAAAAAATGGTATAAAATATCCTGGTAATGATGGATTAGGTGCTTTTGGGTGTGATCCTTATGATATATCAGGAACAGTTGGGGGTGGTGGTTCGAATGGGTCTTTACATGGGTTAACTACATTTACTATGACTAGCGATGTACCTAATACTAAATTTTTTTTAGAATATATAGCAAGACCACAAACGGCAGAAATATTTTTTGAAGATGTATTAATGGCATGCATATTTTATAGTATGCCTATATTAGTTGAAAATAATAAACCAAGATTACTATATCATATTAAAAGAAGAGGGTATAGAGGTTTTTCTATGAATAGACCTGATAAATTAAAAGGTGCTTTATCTAAAACTGAACTAGAATTAGGAGGTATACCTAATAGTTCTGAAGACATTAAGCAAGCTCATGCAGCTGCTATTGAATCTTATATTGAAGAATATGTTGGAAGAAATGATGATTCTTATGGTAATATGTATTTTCAAAGAACTTTAGAAGACTGGGCAAGGTTTGATATTTCACGTAGAACATCTTTTGATGCATCTATAAGTAGTGGTTTAGCTATAATGGCTTGTAGAAAACATTTATATAAACCTAGTACAGATAGAACAGTTAAAAAATTAGATTTTGAATTTTCACGATACAAAAATGAAGGGTATCAAAGCGAGTTAATAAAATAAATATGGCAAAATTAAAAGGAAAAGTTTTAACACAATTTCCAAGTCAAGCAGTTTCCGATGCAGAAAAGCAAACCGAAAAGTATGGGTTATCTGTGGGAAGAGCTATTGAGCAAGAATGGTTCAATAAAGATAACAATGGCATAGGGAAATTTTACAATTCTAGACAAGAGGCTCATAGGCTAAGATTATATGCTCGTGGAGAACAATCAATTAGAAAATATAAAGATGAATTTGCAATTAATGGTGATTTATCTTATCTTAACTTAGATTGGAAACCAGTTCCAATAATACCTAAGTTTGTTGATTTAGTTGTAAATGGAATGCAAGATAGATTATTTTCTATTAAAGCGGTTGGTCAAGATAATATTTCTACTGGTAAACGAACTAAATTTGTTAATGATGTACAACAAGATTTAAATACAGCTAGTTTATTATTAGATATAGAAACAAAATTAGGAGTATCTGCTAGAAATTTTGCTGTAAATGAATTACCCGCTAATACAGAAGAGCTTGAACTATATATGCAGCTTAACTATAAGCAAGGTATTGAAATGGCAGAAGAAGAAGCTTTAGATAATATTTTTAAAGCTAATAAATATGAAGAAATTAAAAAACGTGTTGATTATGATTTAACCGTTTTAGGAATAGGTGCAACTAAACATTCTTTTAATAATACCGACGGTGTTGTTGTTGATTATGTTGATCCAGCTAATTTAGTTTATTCTTATACTGACGATCCTAATTTTCAAGATTGTTATTATTTTGGTGAAGTAAAATGTATAAAAGTTAATGAACTTAAAAAAGAATTTCCAGGATTACCTAATGAAGAAATAGAAGAACTTGTAAATAAAAGTTCACGCTGGAATGATTATAATGATCCTAATCATAATTTTTATAATCAAAGTGAGCTAGCTGCAAAAAATACATTAAATGTTTTATATTTTAATTGGAAAACATGGGAACATGATGTATACAAAATAAAAGAAGTTCCAACCGGTGGTAAAAAAGCTATTGCAAAAGATGATTCTTTTAATCCTCCTAAAGATAAAAGAACTAGATTTGAAAAAGTAAAACAAACAAGAGAGGTTGTTTATGAAGGTGTATTAATATTAGGTACTGATTATATTTTAAAATGGCAAAAAGCTACAAATATGATAAGACCTACTAATAATATAAATAAAGTAATGATGAATTATGTTGTTAGTGCACCTAGAATGTATAAAGGCAACATTACATCTTTAGTTTCAAAAATGACAGCATATGCTGATTTAATTCAGTTAACTCATTTGAAACTTCAGCAAGCTATACAAAGAATGACACCATCAGGTGTATATGTTGACGCTGATGGTCTTGCTGAGATTGATTTAGGTAACGGTACAAATTATAATCCTCAAGAAGCATTAAATATGTATTTCCAAACAGGATCTATAATTGGTAGATCTTTGACTATGGAAGGTGAAAGAAATAATGGTGCTATACCTATTCAAGAATTACCAGGAGGTGGTGGTAATCAAATACAAGTATTAATTGGTGCTTATAATCAATATATACAAATGATAAGAGACGTTACTGGTTTAAATGAAGCAAGGGATGCGGCAGATCCAGATCAATATTCTCTTGTAGGTGTACAAAAATTAGCTGCTGCAAATAGTAATGTAGCAACAAGACACATATTGCAAGCTAGTATGTTTATAACCACTTGTTTAGCTGAAGCTATTTCTTTAAGATTTAAAGACGTATTAGAATATCACCCTACTAAAGAAATGTTTATAGATTCTTTAGGGCAATTTTCTGTGGGTTCATTAGAAGAATTAACTAATTTAAATTTACATGACTTTGGTATATTTTTAGAATTGGAACCTGATGAAAATGAAAAACAAATTTTAGAAAACAATATACAAGTAGCTTTATCAAAAGATAGTATACATTTAGAAGATGCAATTGATGTTAGAGAAGTTAAAAACTTAAAATTAGCTAATCAATTGCTAAAATTTAGAAGAGCTGCAAAACAAGCTTCAGACCAAGCACAAGCACAAGCTGCATCAAGAGCTCAAGCAGAAGCTCAAGGACAAGCACAAATACAAATTGAAGAGGCCAAAGCACAATCAGAACAAATAAAAACAGAATCTAAAATTCAATTATCAACAGCTGAAAATGAAATGGACATTAGAAAAATGGAAATAGAAACAAGGGCTAAAAAAGAATTGATGCAATATGAATTTAATTTAAATGTTCAACTTAAAGAACTTGAATTAAAATCTCAAATGGAGTTAGCGGAAAGAAGCAATAAATCAATGCTGCAGCGTGAACTTATAAGAGAAGATGTTAAACTTAAAACATCTGGAAAACTAAGTGGTGCACCAAATACTGATGAACCAGTTAAAGATTTTGAATCAAAAGGTAATGATACTTTAGGCGGTTTTGATATGGGCCGATTTGAAGCATCTTAAATATTAAACAATTATTTTATTATATACAATTATGAAAGAAGAAGTTAAAGATAACAAACAAGAACCATCTATAGATGTTAAAGACATAGGTGAAATTAATCCTGAAACTGTAACCCCCGCTAAAAAAGAAGCTGCTGTTTTACAAAAAGCAGTTGATGAAGGTAAAGTTGCACCTGAATATGGATTACAAGATGATGGAGTTTATAAAGTTAATTTAGATAAACCTCCAACACCTAAAGAAGAAATAAAAGAAGAAACAAAAAAAGAAGAAACAAATGCCGTTCCAGAGCAAGAAACAAGAGATGTACCTGAGGATAAACCAACCGGAGATATACAAAAAGTGGAAGAAGAAGTACGGCCTGTTCAAGAGTCGAAAGAGGAAATAAAAGAAGATTCTTCTGATTCACCGTTAGAATTAATTAAAGATGGAGAAAATAACACTAACGAGGAGGGAATGGATAGAAAGCCTCAAGCTACCAAGCCCATATCGGAACAAAAAGAAATATTACAGGAAGAAAAAACACAAGAACTTCCTGAAGGAGTAGATAAGCTTATACAGTTTATGCAAGAAACTGGTGGAACAGTAGAAGATTATGCAAAACTAAATAGGGATTATTCTAAAATAGATAACGTAAGTCTTTTAAAAGAATATTACGAATACACTAAACCACATCTTGATAAAGAAGATATTCAATTTTTAATGGATAAAAACTTTTCATATGATGTGGAGGCGGACGATCCGTCTGACGTAAAAGCTAAGCAATTAGCTTTTAAAGAAGAGGTATATAAAGCTCAACAATTACTTCATGATACAAAAGAAAAATATTATAATGATCTTAAGTTAAGTTCAAAACAAAAAAATATTCCTTCTGAGTATAAAGAAGCAGTTGATTTTTATAATACATCTAAGCAACAAGCAGAGCAAACTAACTTAGCTAAAAAAAGTTTTCTAAATGAAACTAATAAAGTTTTTAACGAAGAATTCAAAGGTTTTGATTTTAAGGTAGGCGAAAACAAATACAGGTTTAAAGTAGACGACCCGGGCAAAGTTAAAGAGTTTCAATCTGATATATCAAATTTTTTACAACCATATATTAAAGATACTAATTACACCAATCTTAATGAATATCATAAAGCAATATTTACAGCAAGAAATGCTGATAAAATAGCTAATCATTTTTATGAGCAAGGCCGTGCCGATGCAATAAAAGAGTCAGCTAAAAAAGCTAAAAATATAAATATGGATCCTAGACAGGAAGGTGCTACAATAACAACTAATAGTGGTGATAGAATTAGAGTTGTTTCAGGAGATTCCTCTGATAAGTTGCGAATTAAATGGAAATAGTTTAACTTAAAATCAAAACATTATGGCTTTTACAAGCGGAATTCCGGCTGCATTACAACCGACTCAAACAAAGACGTTGTACTCCGGAAACTACATTGATTTCACAAATACAAATTTTGATCAATGGACACAACAATATTTACCAGATGTATACGAAAAAGAAGTTGAAAGATATGGAAACAGATCAATCGGTTCTTTTTTACGTATGGTATCTGCGGAGATGCCTTCTACTTCAGACCAAATTATATGGACTGAGCAAGGCAGATTACACACTAGATATGTAAATGTAATCCCAAGAGGAACTGCAGGCGCTATGCCTGTTGCTGGTGGTGGACAAGCGGTTATCGCTGCTGCTGGAGCATCAGGTGGTGTACTTAACTTTGAAGTACCAACTACGCAACCTGCAAGTTTAGGAGTTAGCCCAGCTACTCAAACACAACAAGTTAACTTTAAAATAGGACAAACTGTAATGGTTCAAGTTCAAACAAATGCTACTTCAGCAGTTGGTGGAACGGGTGCTGTTATTAAAGGAGTTTGTACTAATGTTGGAGTTGGCGGTGGTGGTACTACTGGTGGTCAAATGTTCCAAATCCAAGCTTATGAAGCTCACGGTGGAGTATTAGCTGCTGAAAGAGTAACTGCAATTTGCTATGGATCTGAATTTGCTAAAGGTACAGGAAACTTTACTGAGAGCTTAGATCCAGGATATGCTACATTTACTAATGCTCCTATTATATTAAAAGAAAACTATCAAATCAGCGGATCTGACACAGCTCAGATTGGTTGGATTGAAGTTACTTCTGAAAATGGAGCTAGTGGATATTTATGGTATATAAAGTCTGAGCATGAAGTAAGACTTAGATGGGAAGACTGGCTAGAAATGTCAATGGTTGAAGGCGTTAAATACGCCTCTGGAGGTGCTGCAATTACATTAGGTACTTTTGGCGGACCATTAGCTGCTCAAAATGCAAGAGGTACTGAAGGGTTCTTCGCTGCATTAGAATCAAGAGGAAACGTTTATACTGGATTTGGTGGCCAAGCTGCTGCTGGTGCAGGTAATGGTGGACTTACAGATTTTGATGCTGTACTTAAGCAATTAGACAAGCAGGGATCAATTGAAGAAAATATGCTGTTTTTAAATAGAGAGCTATCTTTAGAAATTGATGACATTCTTGCAATGCAAAACGGTAATTATGCCGGTGCTGCGGGTGTTACAAAAGGTACTTCTTATGGAGTATTTAATAACAGTGCAGATATGGCTCTTAATTTAGGGTTTACTGGATATAGAAGAGGTTCTTATGACTTTTACAAAACTGACTGGAAATACTTAAATGACTGGTCAACTCGTGGAGGTTTTGGTGATGTTGAAGGTGTATTAGTTCCTGCTGGAACTTCTACTGTTTACGATCAACAGTTAGGCCAAAATATCAAAAGACCATTCTTACACATTAGATATAGAGCATCAGAAACTGAGAACAGAAAAAACAAATCTTGGATTACAGGATCTGTTGGAACTGATTCACCAAGTTCTGATATCGATATCATGAAAGTAAATTACTTAAGTGAAAGATGTTTAATTACTCAAGCTGCTAATAATTTCGTATTATTTAAAGCTTAATTTTAACTATAGGATACGGGCTCTTCGGAGCCCTATATCCTTATTTTATATTATTTTATTATGACAACACAAACAAAACCAAGAAGTTCTGTAACTGAAATAGAAAAAAATTGGGTATATAAAGACAGAACTTATGTATTAACAGGACAATATGCGCCTGTTTCTTATACAATACAAACAAAACATACTCCTCGTAAACCCTTAATGTGGTTTGATGAAGGATTAAAAATGAATAGAGAAATAAGATTAGCAAATAATCAAAAGTCTTTATTTGTAGATGAACAAGAAGGATTTGTTACATTAACTCATGTGATGTTTCAAGACGGAACACTAATGGTGCCTCGTTCAGAAGTAGCTATGCAAAAACTTTTATCTATTTATCATCCTTTAAAAGATAAAAAATGGACTGAAGTTGATACTGCTAAAAAAGCTGCAGATGAAATTGATATTTTAGAATTTGAATTAGATGCATTAACATTAGTAAAAGAGTTAGATATAGAACATTTAGAAGCTATTATGAGAACTGAATTAGGAAGTGCAGTTTCTTCTATGTCATCTAAAGAATTAAAGCGTGATGCTTATAAATTTGCAAGACGTGAACCTGCTTTATTTATAGAATTATCAGAAGATGAAGATATAAAATTAAGAAATTTAGCTAATAGAGCAGTTGAACAAGGCATAATTAATTTAACTGAAGATAATACAGTATTTAAATTTGCAAATGGCAAAAAAATAATTACTGTACCGTTTGATCAACATCCTTATGCGGCATTAGCTCAGTACTTTAAAACTGACGATGGTGTAGATTTAATGAAATCATTAGTTAAAAAGCTTCATTAAGCTTACAGGATATAGGGCGAGAAATCAGCCCTATATTCACTAATTATAATAACATATAAATGATTAATATTAATAACGTATATCAAACAGTTCTTATTTTAGCAAATAAAGATAACAGAGGATATATTACACCTGATGAGTTTAATAGAATGGCTGATCAAGCACAAAACGAAATATTCGAAGCATATTTTGCAAGAGATGCATCTTATCAAACAGCGGGTGGAATTCAAAGTGATTTTTCAAATCCTGTATCTAATATTGCTGAAAGAGTAAATTTGTTTTATAAAAGTGCTACGCCAACTATTACAAATGGTATTTTTCCATATCCAAATGATTTAAGACAGTTGGGTGTAGTTAGTGTGGATGAAAGAGTTGCAGATAAAGCTACTCACGAACATGTTAAATATATTAATCTTTCACCTTTGACTCATCCTGTTAAAACACAACCTGTATATACTGTAAATGCAACAGGCATAACAGTATACCCTACAACTGTTACAACGGGAGTTAAAATGGAATACCTAAAAAATCCTACAAGACCAAAGTGGGGATATGTATTACAGGGTACTATACCTTTTTATGATAATACTCAATTTGATCCTTCAACAGATAGTTATGATACTCCAGCAAAATCTTATGATTTTGAATTAGATTCATCTGAGTTTCCAGAATTAGTTGTAACAATATTAGGTTATGCTGGATTAACAATTAAACAAGGTGATGTAACAGGATTTGCACAAGGTAGAGAAGTACAATTTCAACAAACTGAACAATAATGGCAATATCAAGAAAACCTTTAGACGTAGATAATTATTCTG